TAGAATTAAGATACAGCCCGCATTCTTTTTACTAATCTCTCTGCACGATTAGTTACTTGTCTATACCATGCGCTATCAACCATTTCATCTGCGGCCGCATTCCAATCCCCAGCATCTACACCACGTTTCATACCTTTAAATTTACTTAGTCTTGGTCCACCCATATTAAACATCATGTTTGCAATTATTTGCTGAACTTCTTCTGGCAAGCTGCTGAAGTCTGGATAAAGGATATCGCAGTCTCGCAAGACTCCTTGGACATCCGACTCGAAGGCTTCAGCGACTCGATCAGAAGAAACGGGGGTGCCCAAACTTTGTCCCTGTTCTGGGTCAGATTCCGTAACCAAATGACCGATACCAAAAGTAGCATAACCAAGGTGATCATTATATACCTCATATTTAACGCCCTCATCGATTTCGAGTTGTTCTCTAAGTTTTTCTATATTCATATTTATTCTCCTTTGGGTGACGGGGTAAGTTTGTGTTCAGTTACAGATCGTAAACTCTTATCCCAATCTACAATTAAATTTCCAACAGCCATGATTCTCTCATGGTCACAATTATGTTCTGGGACTGAATGGTATAACCATGCAGGCCAGAGGATTAATTGGTTTTTTTGTGGTTCTACTTGTGTGAAAGATTGTGAGTAATATGCATCTGGAAAAACCAAAGGAGCGCAATCCTTACAACCTTTAACGCAATAGGTGAAACTCCATACATGAGGCCAGTGTTGATGTGACTTAGTGAATTGACCTTTATTATATATCAATCCCCAAGCATCAGCTACACTATAATCGTACTGTCTAGGATCACCAGACTCATTTGTCGCATTTGCGAGAGGTATTGTCTTAGCAAGACTGATAACCAACTCACCTAATTTATTAAATGAGTCATAGTTTTCTTGCATATCCCAACGTGTCATATGACATTTGGCAGCAGTCTTCTGTTGTAGTCGATCACCAGCATCACGGATATCATTTTCTAACTCATCATTAAATTTGTCAATATTGGTTCCCTGTAACGTTTTAACTTTTACAGGAGATTTCATTTTAAACTCTGGCCAACCCTCTTGGGTAGGTTTCACATATATGTTATTCAACACCTATACCCATCTTGATTTTGTTAATGAGATAGCTCCGTACAAATCCAGACCTGACAATATCGCCAATGTTGAACTCTGTACAATTAAACTCTTCCATCTCTTCTAGGATTCGTAAGAAATCATGTAGTCCATTTTTCTCATTGGTTTTCTGTAAATCTGACTGACCAAAATCACCACAAAATACAATTTTAGAATCTTGGCCTACCCTAGTGATAATCGTGTCCAGTTCATGAAAATTCATATTCTGACATTCATCTACTATAATGATTGCGTTATCAAATGTCAATCCCCTTAGAAAAGAAGTTGACAGAAAATACAGCGAACCTTGTGATTTGAGTCTATCATATAGATTATTAAAAGACTGTTCATTAGGCATCTGGAACATGAAACGAACCATATTCTGATATGGTACTTGATATAGAGCTGACTTATCTTCTTCATCACCTGGCAGGAATCCAATCTCCCGTGTGGGGATAAGAGAACGAACCAGAATTACCTTGTCTGCTGGGTTCTTTAAATCCAANACATCTTGCAAGGCCAGATATAATGATACAAAAGTCTTACCTGTACCAGCACAACCAAATAGAAATTGGTTCTTGTCCTTCTTCCAAGTATTAAAAACNGTCTTCTGATTTTCAGTGATTGGTTTAACGTCAACAAGACTTGCTGTGCTGATTTCTTTACTAACTTTTTTAGATGACATTTACTTTCTCGCCTTATGTTTCTTGTAGATGTTTTCTGCCTGAAGACGTTTCGTACTCTTACCACTACCATACTTATCAGCCATAGGAGAGTCTGGATGCTTAGATGCAATATTACTCATAACATCGTTGAAAGCAGAATCGTTCTTAGGTCCAACACCACTGATATGATCACCAACCATTGCTGGTGCTTTCCCATGCCATACTCGTTCTAGGTTAGGGTTCTTCTTCATGTATTCATCGTATTCTGCCATGGGTACATTCTCATCGTACTCCATGCCACTTTCTTTATTCAAAAACGTATATGTCGGCATTAAAAATTTAACTCCAATTGTCCACCATTGGGACAGTTCTTATCATAATGATCAACTAAGGTTCTAAGTTCCTTAATTTTTATGAATGAGTTCTGCAAAGTTTTTTGCAGTTCTCCAATTTCTTTTTTGAGAATATCAACCTCTGTAAATATTTCTGGTTCTACATTTCTCTCAATATCGTTCAACTTCAGATGTAAAGGATTATTCATATCTCTTTCCTCTCTAAGCCTGCGCCCCATGTAGTCCCAATGACCTTCTCGTTGCATCGTATTTCTCCACAAAAAATACTGGGGATTCTCGTTTAGTCCACTTTGCAAATCCCGATTTCTCTAATATATAGTAATTCTGATAAGCAAGAACCGTATCCTTACCTTTACAATAATCAGGCATACATTGTGGTGGATCAGTAAATTTAACCCCATAAGGAATGTTGGTAGGAGTCTTAGCAAGACACTCTGTCAATCGTTCAGTCGCATGGGTTTTACCGTAACGATGAGTGTACTCTCTCATGAGAGCAGTCATATGTCTCCACAACCAAATATAATTTTGAACACTAGAACGAACCCAAATTGTACTTGGATGGTTCTTGTGAGCCATCTTGTACATACCTTTGGAGTCTGCAATCTCATCTCCATCAAGAACACGATGTGTACTACACAACATCTGTGCGCTCTCTAGTATCATCTTGACCACATGCTTATCACAACTCATTTGAGCTGCAATTATAGGATCACGATCTAGGTAAAATATGTTCATTCTTCTAATGCCTCTTTCACTTTTTCTATAAGATTTTCATAGGTAGCATAACAACCACCTGTCCACTCACCATCTTCAAATTCACGAATATCAAAATTGCCTGCTGGCTTAGTTTGTCCATCAATAGACAGTTCACCATCTTCCATAAGGGTTATTTCAACATGTTTCATCGGTTGTCGCCTTCACCTTCAATTTTATTACGTTCTTGTCGAGACTTCAGTTTCTCCATGTTTATCGTGGCAATCTCTTCTAGTGAGTATCCAATGTCACTAGATAGTGCTGACACATACCACAGAACATCACCAAGTTCCTTGGCAATCTCATCAAGTTCATTACCATAGAACTCGAAAGAACCAAACTTGCTCTTTCGGATATTCTTCTTCACCTTCTCGGCGACTTCGCCAGCTTCACCAGACAACCCTAGTGTTGGATACACTACCTTGGCATTGTCTGGATAGATAGCAGTGGTCTTCGCAAACTCTTGGTATTCATCAAACGTCATTTTTTATCCCATCTGTAGAAAATGTGGTCTTGGATTTCCACGGTTTTCTGTTTTGTTTTTGCCCATGAAGGCGTAACATAATCTGCATGGTAGAACAAAGCACCATCAGTTATATCTATGAACTTAATCTTATTATGCATCATTAGGTTAGATAAGTCAAGTGCCTTTTTAAAAGATTCTGAATCTTTTGGATCATCACTTGCACCATCACAGTACCAGCTAAATTGACAGCGATTTTTTATGGGATATGAAGTTGTGGGGTCTTTCCAAGAAGGCCTAGTTGGACCTTGCATAACTACTCCACACACAGTATTTGGAAACCTTTTATCGTTCACTCTATTCAATACAACAGCAGACACGGCAATAAGTCCTGCCGTACCCTGATCTCTTGCCTCATGATACATATTCATTGCAAGACATTGAGTTTCTGCTGAGATTATATTATTATTAGTCATTGTTTTTGGTATATCTATGCTTGGACCACTAACGCCCATTAGCAATAACATACCAGCTAGTGTTTCACTTAATGCCAAATTCTTCCATAAACAGCTTGGTTAACGGACCCTGTAAACGATAGGCCTCTGTTTCCCAAGGCTGCCTTTCATATTTTGTGTCAGTATAATTACGGTATTTACCGTCCCTACATTTCCACAGTTGCTTATAACCACCCTTGAACTTGTCTTTCATGCGGCCGGTAGCACCCTGCCACACATGGACCATTTCATGGATGATGGTTTCGATAAAATCTTCTTTACTAACCCCTCGACTCAAACGATGGTCAATCTCAATAACATAGTCACGGTCATCGTCACCACGATAACAGAACCCTTGGGCACCATCCTCAAAAGTCTTAGTGAACTTAACATCAATATCCAAAACACGATGGCGAGGTAAAAGCATATCCATGCACCACCAGACAATCTCATCTGCCAGTTCACGATCTTTCTTCAGACCACCAGTAATTTCAACACCAATCATAGAAACCTCTTGTTCATCATCATTATATACATAATACCATAAAAAATAGAATATGTCAAGCAAATAATGTCACACTAAGTCATTGATTCATAAGGATTCCGAAAAAAAATTAGAATCTTTTTTCATGGCCGGGTAAGATTTCGGTGGGTTCTGGTTGCATATATTCATCAGTCCAACCAAACGCCTCCTTAACCACTGCATCAGACAATCCCTTATATTTTCTATGGAGGGCCCCATCCTTCGCATGAATCACGATATCTGCTTCCTCTTCACACAACCCCTCTAGGAGTTGAATAAACATATTCTCACGCCGTAGAGGCGTCAATTTAGGGTTACCACCCTTAATGAAGTGAAACAGGAGTCTTGATTCATGTGTCAGATTCGTATGTTCAGTTCCTTCTGGTGCATCGTTCTTTTTATATGGAACATCTCCTTCTGGGAGTTCCCATTCGATAGATGGGTCAAATGATGCTTTCAAAATCATTCTTAGGGGCGCAGTATCGTGATCCCTCAAAACTCTAACTTTCTGGTCTTTGGTCTTAGCTTTGGCAACTTTACCCAAAACTTCTGAAATAAGCGGCGTCATATTAAAAATCTCCTATTGATTCCATGAGATTTCTCAATCTCTTTTCTATAAAGTAATTTAGTAGTTTACTACGATCTCCTTCTGGAGCTTCTTGGTAAGCTTTTAGGCATTCCAAATACAGTTCCTTTGGGGATTCCTTCAGATCAATCAATTTCTTGTTTCTCTGGTAATTTCTTCTCACCTCATCGTTTGGTAAAAATTGTTCGCACATTGGGCCTGCCCATTCTGCAATCTTCTTCTTACCTAATGGCTTCTGTCTCAATCCATCAGTAAATGTATTGTCTACGGAAAGAACGTTTGGAACACCATCACTAACATCACCCTTCAAAATGTGTTCATATAGATACTCATCTGGATCAATCC